GTCGCGACTTGATTGTTTCAGCAAAGTTTTCGTCAAGCTCGAAGCTAACAAAGAAGTCAAGTACTTGAAGATAGCTGTTGATCAGCTTGTTCATCACTGGGAGATATTGCTGAATGATCTTTGTCTTGATTCCTGTATCCTTTAAGAGCTCGGAAAGAACTTCGTTATAATGTCTTTCCTCGATTAGCGCAGACTTATCGTTGCTAATTGTTTCACGTGATTCTCTTAAATCCTCAAGATCACCCTTTGCGATTTCCAAATCCTTATCTGAAGAAGCCAAGGTCTTTTGCTTTTTAAGTTCATCAGCTCTTTTATTGAATTGAGTAATCAAAGACTGATTGGTAGTCAACGTATGATTCAGCTGCAGAATCCGATTAAGTTCTTCTTGGCTTTCTTTGAGATCGGCGGTTGCCTTAGCAAGATGACCTTGAAGGGCATCCTTTCCGTCCACGAGTTTAACTCTCCACTTTTTACCTTTCTCAATTTTCTCTTCGCGAAAATCTTCACTTAATCTATGATGACAGGTTGGGCAAGAACTATTATCAGTATAAAACTTAATGTCAGAATCTACAGTCTGAATGTTTACTCCAATTCCTTTATCGGTATCGCTGATGCTTGCAATTGTCTCATTAAGCTTGTCGACCTTTGCTTGAGCAACGGGGTACTTTTCTTGATACTCTTCAAGCAGCTTCTGATTATTTTCAATGTATACGTCAATCTGCTCTTCAATTTCTTTCAGCTCTTCTTCATATTTCGCATCATTACTTTCGCTAATCTTTACCAATTTGTCAATGTGTTTGTTTTGCATTGCCACCTTAGACTTGACCAGCTCCAGTTCATGTTCGGCTTCAGTTAACTTATCCTTAAGTTTACCGCTCGATTCTTTTAAGACATGATTCATCTTTGAGAAGATACTAATATCAAGCAGATCTTCAATCACTGCCCGTCTTTGATAAGTAGGCAGCTGCATGAATGGAATAAAGTTTGAGCTACCAAGAACAACCACCTGGTGAAAGCTTTTATGGTTAAGCTTGAGAATGTTTGTTTCAAGGAGCTTTTGGTAATCCCGTGAATGAGACTCTTGGTTAATCATCTCACCGTCAACCCAGATCTCAAAGATGTTGGGTTTAATACCACGAACAATCTTATATTCCTTTGTCCCAATACTAAACTCAACCGTTACCTCACACTTCTTTCCGTTGATGCTGTTTACGAGTTGAGGTTTATTAATAGCTCGGTGGGGTTTACCAAAAAGAGCAAAGCTTAATGCATCAAGCATAAGACTCTTACCACTTCCGTTATGGCCGACAATCAAGGTTGACCGCGCATCGGTGAAGTTAATCTTAATTGGGTTTGATCCCACACTAAGAAAGTTGCTATATTTCAGTGTCTTAAAGTTAATCATAGTGCATCCAGGGTTTGAGCCTCAACATAAAGCTCTTGAAGTTTATTTTTAATACGATCTCTGTCAAGGTCGGTTTGAACAGAATCTACATACGTGTTTAGCAGTGTGATTGTATCAGTAAGTTCAAGCGATTCCTCGCCAACATTATCCGAAAGGTATTCATCAAAGTTTTCAACGATCTTCAAATCAAACGGATTGCGGGCGACGATCTCGTCAATATACTTGTCAAAAAGGAATGGATTTTTCTTGTTAACAACAACCACTTTAATATAAGATCCTCTTACTGAATCAAAGTCAATCTTTTTAAGCTCAGCCGCAACATCGTCAGAAGCTGCAACATCGTCATACCGCATTCTGTTGTAAATCGTAATCTTATTTCTAACTGGAGTAAGCTCACGAGTTTTGGTATCAATTACGTGAAAGTATTTAGGATCATCGCAATCGGCCCAAGTAAGTTCATAAGGAGTACCAAGATAGTGGATATTTCCTTTTGCGCTTTTTGTGTGATAGTGACCGCTCATTACCAACTCGAATCTGGAAAAGATATCCGAGGCCATTCCATGGCTAGAAGCTTGAACTCCTTTCATCATATCAAAACCAGCAAGCTCAAGGTGGCCACCAAGAAACGGTGCCTTTACGCTTTTAATAAAATCAATACACTCTTCGTAATTCTCTTCATTAATCCAAGGGAGCAAACCAATATCCAAGCCATCATAACTAACTACCGTTGGATCCATATGAAGCTTGATTACGTCGTCGTAATGGCTAAGAATCTCTGTTAGGCTGTTTAGATTATTCGTGTTCTTGTAATATGTGTCATGGTTTCCTGGGATCAGGTCCATTACCATACCTTCTTCTCTAAGGCGGTTGATGAACATTTCTCGATTCCGTTGCAACACCTTAAAATTAGCGAAGCGTCGGTGATCAAAGTAATCTCCAAGGTGGAGGATTTGAGTGATACCATTCTCTTTGCAGTAAGGGAAGAAGACCTCTTCATAAAACCTTTCCGCGTAATTTAGAAAGATATCACTACCGTTTTTGACACCAGTATGGGTGTCGGTAATTACAGCTATTTTACTCATCTTTGTTGAAAAATTCGTTCAAAGGGCCTTTGCCAACAGCCTTCTTTGCAGGACGACCTCGCTTCTTTTTCTTTGGTGGCGGTTTATCTTCATCCTGCTCAACCCAGCATTCTTCGTCCCAAAGACCGTTGCGGTGGCGCATTCTTTCAATAATCGTTTCGCCAATAGCGTTAATATCATCAGTACCAAACTCAGCAAAAGCATCAATAGAAGTATTGTCAATGATCCTTTGTTTAATTTCCATTTGCCGCTTTTCCTTTGCAATTCGGCGGAGGAAACAAAAGTAACTGATTTGAGTAAAATAGCTAAATGCGTTTGGAACACCTGTTCTGGTTTTCTTTGTAATGTCAAAATTATTAATCACCTTAACACAGTTCTCTACCGCATCCATGACCATATCTTCACGATAAGTATAGTTTACGAAATTGGGAGAACGAGATAGTCCATTCGCAATTTTATACAGACATAAACCGATATAGTCGGTGAGAGGCCGAGGTTCAATCCCCTCTGCTATGTCTTCTTTTACTCCTCGGACATGCTCTGCAACAGCTTCTCCGAACTCTTTATTATTAACGTAGTCCACAGAGTCCTTCCTCCGTCGTGTACGTTTCTTACTTGGTTCTGGCATAGTACAATTATATCACACTTCAGCGTGAATGTAAATCTAAAAATGCTATTTCTAATTTTCTTGCTTTTTTCCTTTACAAGAATATATGTTTTTGGTATAATAGATCCATGATCGTTAAGGATTCTACTAAGGTAGGATTTAAAATAATCTTATTACCAAAGGTCCCGAAGGGATATACACGCTGGGTTCCAACTAAGATTGGATTATTCTTCAGCATCATATTCTGCTCTCAACGCATCAATTCTATACCTCGTATATTGATCGTAATATTCCTTCTTCAAGGCAAGTCCAGCAATCATCTCTGATTCAATACGGTCATTAAGGATTAATGCCGGAACGTTAAAGCTAAAAGGATAAAGTGGTTCAATGCCGAACGATTCAAAAACAAAGGGATTAAGAAGGGAAAACCCGTCTTCGTCACTATCATAATATTCCCCGACAATACATCTACCAGCAGTTGTCGTAACGGCTCTAATATCAATCTTCGCCAAAAGATTCAAGTATTCTTCGCTCGGAGTCATGTTTGATCTAGTACTATATATCTAAGCTTTTTCTTTTCTTTACAGTTTCATGTCTATCTCAAAGACTTTGAATTTAAAGCCTTCGCGAGTGTAGATCTCGATTCTCTCTTGTGCGTGCTTCATCGTATAGTTCTTTCTTTTCCGCCAAGAAAGGTTATCGGATATATCGTAAATTGTAGTCCCTTGGCCATTATCGCTTTTTCTCAAGCCGCGACCAATTGTTTGAAGAACCCGAATTTGGCTTTTTGTCGGTGCAGCAAAAATAACATTGTGAAGGTTCTTGATGTTAATGCCTGTGCTAAACGTCCCCGCCGAAGCAACAATAACCGCGCCGTCCTCGGACTCAGTGATCTCACGTATTGTTTCTCGTTCTGTCGCGCTAACCTCACCACTAACGTAAAAGATCTTTTTTCCTTCAGGAGCCATCTCCTTTATCGTGTCATAAAGAGGAACGCCGTGTTTCTTAACGAGGTTAAATATAACAAGAGTGTTTCCTTTTTGCGAAAGAGCAAGTTTTGATATGAATTGATTCCGATTCGGATGCTCAACAATCGTGGCAATCTCTGAGTGGTAATCCATCTTGGCCGCTGCCTTGCGCAGGACATCATCGTGTTTTAAGACAATGCATTGGATGTTAAGATCGGCAAGCGTATCGTTATCAATAAGATTCTTTGTGGTAATTACTTTGTGTATTGGGCCAAAGTTTCCAATAAGAACAAGCTCGTTGCATTGGCTTCCATCCAGAGTACCTGTTGTTCCAATTCGGTATCGGGCATTTACCAGATTACCCATGATGGTGTTTAAACTCTTAGCTTTGAAAAGATGCGCCTCGTCTCCAATTACCATACCAAATTGGGTGAACCATCCTTTGCCACACTGGATAGCGCTTTGCCATGTGGTGATAACAACGTCTGCCTCAAAGTTATGCTTTTCTTTTCCAGAATAAATTTGATGGCAAACGGTATCGGCGTCAAAGGTAGAATCGTGCGAGCTATAATCGGCAAAGTCTTTTTTCATCTGCTCGACCAATGAAGTAGTCGGAACAACAATCAGCGATCGATTTTTACTGTGAGCCAAAAAGTAGCGAATCAGCATGTAAATAATAAGACTTTTGCCAGAACCGGTTGGGCTAATAACAAGAGACCTCTGCTGAGTTATTGATCTAATAAATGCTTCAACTTGATAATCACGAGGTTCGATTGTCTTACCCCTGCTACGAATATCAAGTGATTTGGCAAAGTCCAAAAGCTCTTCCTTAGTAGGAATATCATCTGGCTTTAAATTTGGGTCAAGGTTGACTTCATAACCTCGTTCGGATATAAACTGTAAAGACTTGTAAAGCAGGCCATACGGAAGTGTTCTTCTCCGCGCGTCATAAAGACGAATCTTACCGTCCCAGACCTTATTGCGATATGCGGGCATGAACTTATACCCATCTACGAAAAAGGTAAACGCCTCGGCTAAATCCATTAGTGCGCCGCTGTCGTCGCTGTCTAATCGAATAACTGATTCGTTTATCTTTTCTACATTAAACATATTATGTACCGCTTTGGAACCTTCGCCAATCAATTATGTTCTTGATTTGTGTGTGCCTCCACTTGATGTTGTCAAGGATTTCTCTACAAACATCAACGTAAGTTTTCTGATACTCTACCGCCATACTTGCTTCCATAACATCTTTATCAGAATCGTAAAACTGTTGAAGGTCAGTTTTAAGAGGTTTGTTCATCCCATTAAATGGATCATAAGCCCAACCTCGTTTGTCGATTTCTGACTTTTCCATCTTGCCGTTAAACCACAGCCACTTGTCCTTTTTAAGAATGGCGAGGTCTTGTTCCTTTTTCTTCAATCTTAACTTGGCTACAGAGTGCAGTTCAAGATACTTACTGTGAAGGGACGCCCCGCGAATGGTTGTATCATCAAGACTGTGTTCATCAATTTTAGAGTCTTCGCTCCACATCTCCAAAAGGTCTTCAATATTCATAAGCTATAATCTATATATAGCTTCTTTTAATCAATAAACTCAAACTCGTCAAATCTAAAGCTGATATCAAATGTCGCATAAGCAACTTCTACGCTTTGCGCGTCAAAGTCAATAGATCCAATGCCAGTGGGAAATGCATTCGTACATCTTACCTTTCGGCTAACGTTGTTATGGCTTGTTAGCAGATTAATAATAATGTCATCTGTTTGTAGCGTTTCGGTAGTTGTGTTGG